CTGGTGTCATTTTCCTTTGTCTTGCCATAAAAATATCCTCCTGGATTAATATTTATTTTAACATCAATCCAAGAGGATATATACTACATATCTAGTTTACACAAAATTTATTACAGTCTCGCCCTGGTTATTTTTCAATTACTTCGCAGCTTTTTCAGCAAATTCTGTTGTCACCAGATCTTGGTATGGAACTCTTTCTTTGAGCTCTCCTGCGGTTTCCAAAATATCCTGAAGTAAGTCAAAGCTTTCTTCTTCAAAGATTAAATTGTCTTTCCATGTATCCTGTTCATGGTAACGTTCTACAATAGTGGTTAGGGTTTTCATATCTGTTTCTTTGAACTGAGGGGCGATTACTTTTGCAATTTCTTCTGAAGAATGTGTCTGGACATAGTCCATACCTTTCTGAAGCGCATTCGTGAATTTCTGAATCAGTTCTGGGTTTTTATTGATAAAACTACTTTTGGCACTGTAGGCAGTGTATGGTATATATCCGCTGTCTTTTCCAAGAGATGCGACTACATACCCCTTGCCCTCCAGTTCAAGAGAAGTGGCATGTGGTTCAAATTCAACAGAGAAATCGCCCTGACCGCTGGAAAATGCAGCAGCAGTAGAACCAAAATCAATGCTCTGGTCAATGGTCAGATCTGTTTCAGGATCCATGCCATTTTGTTTCAAAATATACTCAAATATCATCTCAGGCATGCCACCTGTCAGTCACATAACAATGTAAATTTATCATTTATCTGTTTGGGAAGATCATATTTTAATCGAATCTCAGGAAATCCATCTTCATCTACTACAATCTGGTCAATGAGGATTTCAATGTCTCTGCGGTCAAGGCTGCCGTCAGCAATGATTTTATCAATAATTTCTAATCCATTTTTCGGTAAGTCTTTGTTCTCTGTTGCCTTCAAGGTGAGAGTCGTTTGCTTTGCAAGCTGCATTTCCAGACTATGAATTTGTGATAAGATATCTTGCTGTAGAGAATCATAACTTTCATTGATAATTCCTTCATTTTCCGTAGTATTGGCAAGATCACGGATTTTCTGTTTCAGTAGAACTTTCAGTTGCTCTTTTTGTTCTGTAATACTGCTCTTTAGATCGCTTCTGCATTTCTCAATCGTGATTTGGTCTGTTTTTAAATCTTTCATATCATAGGTAGCGATCGTTTTGTAAAATGTAGTTCGACACATTTTGAGGTATGTCAAAATATCTTCCATTAAATCAGATTCTTTGATTAAATGGGCCTTGGAACAGTAACGTTTTCCTTTGGTGTTGTATGTTGTGCATATGTAGTATTTTTGGGTTTTTCGTTTGACAGGAGTAAGTTTTTTCCCGCAGTCTTTACAGAACAGGCAATTTCCAAATGGGTTCGGAATATCAGAACTTATCCATTGTCCACGGTTGCCGCGGTAGTCATTTTTTACACGTTTTTCTTTTATATTTTGAATTAGATCAAAGGTAGTTTTGTCGATAATGGCAGGATGATGTTCTTTAAAAATGAATTGTTCTTCTTTTGGCACACGCTTATCTTTTCCGTGGACAGTAGAACGAGTACGCTTTCGCAAACGAAATGTACCAATATAGAAATCGTTGCTTAGTATTTCTTTTACCATAGAATCGGACCAGACAGTTGTAATTTTGTGTTTTGTGATTTTCCCTTTTTCCAATTCCCGTTCATGGCGAATCATGGACGGAGTTGGAATCTTCTGATCTGTCAGATAGTTGGCAATCTTACGATATCCAGAACCTGCTGTGTACAGCTCGTAAATCAGCTTTACATATGCGGCTTCTTTCGGAACGATTTCTAATATGTATTTGTTTTTTTTGTTTCTTCGGTAACCGAACGGTGGCTGCGTCATCAATGTACCTTCTTTTTGTTTGGCTTCGATGGCACGTTTAATCTTTTTGCTGGTATCTTTTACATAACGTTCATTGAACCATGTCTTAATCCCAATGGTATCGTCACAGGAGCTTAAGGAATCATAATTATCATCTATTACAATCAAATGTTTTCCACGTTCCTGAAACTCATCCAGAAGTAATAGAACTTTTGCATTGTGCCTGCCAAGACGGGAAAAATCTTTGACATAAACGGCATCAATATCTTTATCTAGATCGGTCATCATTTGCTGGAATCCCATGCGGTCAAAAACATAACCGGACACTCCATCATCTTCATACCAACGGTCAATGATAACACCATGATCGGCAGCGTATTGTCGAATGATCAACTTTTGATTTTCGATGGAGACATAGTTTCGTTTCTCATCATCTTTGGAAAGACGGACATATCCTGCGTTCATAGAAACACTTCCTTTCTAAGAATGAAATATCTTATGAAAAATGAGAGAAAGATGAATCGCCATAGTGATTTTTAATTATTTCTTTTAATCCGACAAGAATATCATTATTATTTGCCGTATCTAGATAAGTGACCACTCGAAAGCCCAGGTTTTTGTATGTTTCTTTTGCCTTTTCAAAATCTTCTTGTGTAGAAAAATTATTTTTCCAGAGATAATAGGTTGGTTTGTTCAAGGGTTCGAATTACTCCTTTACATCGCTTTAACATCTCTCGTGACTTTTCACGGGAATGGGAATTTGTTAAGTATATGATGAATCGGCTGGTTTGTTGTTTGTTTTTTATTGACTTCCAGAATTTTCTATGTTATACTTTTGAACGTTCAAAAACGAACTATTTAGGCGGTGCAAGAAAATGAATATTATTTCTTTCAAGGGATATTTGGATTTTATGAGCAAGGGCAGGAAGGTATATGCCCAATATTTAACTCCTGTATGTAAGAAATGGAAATTGACAAATAATGAGATGGATGTCCTTTTGTTTTTCTATAATAATCCCCAATATGACCGGGCAACAGATGTGGTCACCCGGAGGGGAATTGCCAAATCTCATGTGTCGCTGTCTGTTGCCGGACTGGAACAAAAGGGACTGATTCAGAAGTCGGCATGCGCAGCAGATCGTCGTACCGTTCGGCTGAAATTGACGGAGAGTGGTATGAGAGTGGCAGAAGAAGGAAGGAAAGCACAGCATGCTTTCTCTGAAATGCTGTGCAGTAGTTTGACAACAGAAGAATTAGAACTCTGGATGGATCTAACAAGGAAAATATGGGAAAGTATGGACAAGTTTAATGAGATTGAAACAGACTGATGGAAGGAGATAAAGAAATGGAAACGAAACAAAAAACAGATATGGGCACCGGAAGTATTAAAAAGTTGATGGTGCAGATGGCTGTTCCTGCCGTCGTAGGACAGGTGATCAATTTATTATATAATGTAGTTGACCGAATTTACATTGGACATATCCCGGAGATTGGCGGACTTGCCCTCACAGGTGTGGGGCTTTTCACACCGATTCTGATGTTGCTTACAGCTTTTGCCATGCTGGCAGGTTCCGGTGGTGCTCCCCGTGCGGCAATTGCCATGGGACGTGGAGAAAAGGAAGAAGCGGAAAAGATTATGGGAAACTGTTTTAGTTTTCTTCTGATGTTAGCATTGATTTTAACAGTGGTGTTTTATATTGCCGCACCTACACTGTTACGTTTTTTTGGCGCATCTGAAGCAACCCTTCCTTATTCGGTGCGATATGGACGAATTTACATATTGGGCAGCATTTGTGTGTTGATTGTTATGGGTATGAATCCTTTTCTGACGACGCAGGGGTTTGCGAAAATGAGTATGCTCACTACCATTATTGGTGCGGTGATCAATATTATTTTGGATCCGATTTTCATTTTTGTCTTCCATTTGGATGTGGCAGGTGCAGCCATTGCCACAGTGATCAGTCAGTGTATCAGTGCTGTCTGGATTTTGAAATTTCTTACGGGAAAGAAGACTATTTTGAAGCTTTGTCCGGAAACGATGCGTATCCGACGGAAAATATTATTGCCTTGTCTGGGACTTGGTGTTTCTAACTTCGTCATGGTATCGACAGAAGGTGTTCTGTCCGTTTGCTTTACCTCTTCTCTTTCCCGGTATGGCGGTGATGTAGCGGTGGGAGCAATGACTGTGATGACTTCAATTAATCAGTTGATCACAATGCCGCTGTCTGGAATCTGCCAGGGAGGTCAGCCTTTGATCAGCTACAACTATGGCGCAAAGAAATTTGAACGAGTGAAGGAAGCGTTCTATTGTCAGTTTATTGCCTGTGCTTTGTATACTACTGTCTTTTGGTTGATGCTTCAGTTGTTCCCAGGATTTTTCGCAGGAATCTTTACAAACAATGAAGCGCTGGTAGAATATACACAGTGGGCAATACGGATCTTCCTGGCCTGTGGATTCAGCGTGGGTTTTCAACTGGGCTGCCAGCAGGCTTTTGTGGCACTGGGACAGGCGAAAACCTGTCTGTTTATGGCTTGTTTGAGAAAACTGATTCTCTTGATACCATTGATCTTTATTTTGCCACCATTTTTCGAGAACAAATCTTTTGCCGTGTTCCTGGCGGAACCAGTGTCTGACTTAATTGCGGCTTCTATTACCGTTACCGTGTTCTTTCGTTTCTTCCGGAAGATGATGCGGGAAACAAAAACGGCATAAATTTAACGACAGGAGGGAGTAAAATCCTTTCTGTCATTTTTTGTGCAAAAATTTGAAGTATTTTACATTGTTAAGTGAACAACACCTTTTCGACCGCCAAGCACCTTCATGCCTTTCAGGTCTTCCCATGTGAAATCCGGCATTTCTTCGCGGGCTACCAGAAAGTTTCCGGCACGTTGTGTGAGCTGTGCAAAGTTTACGATTACGTCATTTGCTCCTTCCTGATACGTATAAATAGAAGATTCACTTCCCATAAATCCAATGTCAGCTTCACCGGAGAGAACGGCAGTCATAACCTTGTCGGCTCCAAACGGAGAGATAATATTAGTACAAGACACATCAAAGAAAATCTACATGCTTTATTGTGCAATCATCATTAAGATAGATTTCTTTAATGATAGATCTCCAGAAGCTCCTTCGATTTTCCAATGTTAATTGATGATAAATGTTAAGAAAATCAGAGGAAAGCAATTCTTCCAGATATGTAAAATCACGTGTACTTTCCTTTGGAATATTCATTATTTCGTGCAATTCTTTTTCAATTCGATCATATTCCTGATTATAATAATCCCACTCGATACGTCCTTTTTGATAGAGCATGTTTAGGCGTTCTAATTCGTTGCGAAGCTTATCAGGAGTTTTTGTCTTTTTTGCTTTTTCTTTTTCAGCATGAATTTTTTCAAGTCTAATCTGAAATTTTTTATATTCGTTTTCAAGGTTATCCAATAAGTATTTTTCAATAAGGTTTTGGCTAACGTTATGCTTCATATCACATGCATGATCCAGCCAGGCTCGATTGCAGCGGTAGTAACAGTAAGTCCTTTTTTCTTTTGTTTTACGATTAATGACAGAAGAACCACCTCTAGCAGCAAGTTTCTGACCGCAATTAGGACAACGCATTAATCCGGAAAACAAGTAAACTCTTCCGGAAGGGGTTTGCTTAATATTTTTGTTTGAAATTTGCTGCACTTCATTCCATTCGTCCTCTGTAAGATAAGGAGGACAATATGGGAAACCTCTGTAAGTACCTTTATAAAATTCACTTGATAACATAGTTCGGAGCATACTATATGAAAAGTCGATCTCATATGTGTTTCGCATATATCTGATAGTTGCGCTTTTTCCGTGATGTGTTCTGAAATAGCGAAAGAAATCATTTACCATTTCTTCTGTATCCGGATCTTTTACCATTCGTTTCTGTCCATCAACAATGCCGGATTTGTAACCAAGCGGCATATTGGCGTCACCGAAGATTAGTTTGCCTTGCCGGATGGATGCTTCGTTTACAAACTTAATACGTTCAGAAGTAGTATCGACTTCGTTTTGACCGATAGACAGGACTACATTAAGCTGCAGGCGGCCATCTCTTGTTTCCATGTTGATACCAGGCTCTGATGCAGAGATCCAGTATACTCCGTATTCGTCGAGTATGTCCTGTACCTTGTAGAAGTCGGAGAGATTACGAAACCATCTGTCCAAGCGCCAGAAGATTATAACATCGATTCTGCCAGCTTTTACTTCGGTAAGCAACGAATGTATAGCCTTGCGCTTTTTGAGCTCTTTACGGGCTGTTTTTCCCTCATCAGCGTAGACTCCGACAACGATCATGTTGTGCTCAGCTGCATAATGTTCAAGATATTCTTGTTGAGCACGCAAGGATTTCCCATGCATGCACTGTTCTGCGGTGCTGACACGGATGTAGATTGCGCAACGTTTGATTTTGTCAATCATAATATCATCCTCCTTTGGTCATTTTATGAAAAAATGGGTATAAAAATAACAGCCAGCGAAGAACGGATGTTCCGCTTGCGAAGCTGCTCCGAAGATGATACAATATTTGTGTCTTGATTTTTGGAGTATCATCTATGGATATATTCCGTGCCGTCCCTGTTGGCGCAGGGACGGTTTTTATGTAACGTAAAAGACCCCATATTACTACGATACGAGGTCTTGGAAATTTATGCCCTTAAGGCGATATGTCTTTTCTGCTACCAGTTAATGGCTTTGTATTAACAAAGCGGGCAACTAAGTTACCCGCCACTAGGTTAAATGAAATAGGTGGGGTGACATTCCCACATCTCCAACTGGGGCGACGGCTGCCCGTTCCGTCCTCTGATTTCATTTAATATAGTTTATGTTTCTGTAACCTCATTATACAGTATTTTATTTATTTGTCAAGTTTCTTCAAAGTTCCCTTAGCTATGAAGTTTTTTACACGATTTGGATTAAGCACATACATAGAACGAGCATAGTAAATGTTGTGCAAGCTTACACGCACAGCTACTTTTACAAATTCACCATTAAGTACATATTCTTTAGTAAATTCGATAGAATCATCTTTAATATTTTTCCCGACATAATCAGGAGTAGATATGATAGATTCAATGTCGCAACCATATTTTTCAAAATCATGTGGGTGAGAAGACTTCATGTGCTCTATATTTGTATCTGCAATATAAATCGGTGTTCCGACAGGAACATCTAAACTTAGTATATCTATTATCTTTTGAGAAAATTCACCTATTTTCTTTCGCACCATGTTCTGACGGTTCACCTTCTTTTTTATGTTGATGTCACGGATGCTCTAGGCATAGTGGCGGTTTTTGTTACATACTTTGTTTCAGTTTTTGACTAACACGATATTGTTCAGCGTCTGGAACGTCAATAAATTCAACTGTCTTATCAAAATTCTTTTTAACGACTTCTTTTATTTCGTCTAATGTTACATTGAAAAATTCTCTTCTAGTGTTTACCATATTTAATTTGCGATTCTCGAAAGCTTTATGTAATGCAGTTTCTAAAGCAGGTGCATCATCAGAGAAAATCATGGCATGGACATCAAAATTAAACGGAACAGAAGCATCGCCTAATTCATCCACGCGGTCCTGCGGGTCAAGCCTACGAGTCATACCAATTTTAAATACATTCTCTCCAAAAGCTCCAATATTAGAAATGATATAGACATATCCAGCACGCTGGTTAGCTTCTCTATAATCTATATCTTTTATAGCCTTATCAATGTCTTGTAATTGATTTTCTAATTCTTCTTTCTTTTGAAGTAAGTTTGTATCATCTGGAGCTGTTTCTAATTGTTTTAAAAGTTTTTCATAGGCAGTCCGATAATGTGTTTGCTCTTTTTCGATTTTCTTACGTTGCTCTTCAATTTCTTTTTGAAGTTTAGCTGCTTCTCTTAATTCTGCTCTTGCAGCTTTTTGTGCTTCTTTTTCTTCTTGTTTCTTTTGTTGATATTCAAACGCGAGATGGAGCTCGTCTATTTTAGTGGATATATATTCAGGTGTTATGTATAATGACATCATTGTTCCTAACTTTTGAATGGAAGCAGCAGACTGTCGAATTTTTTTTAACGACATATCATAATTGTTATATTTTACTTTGCTTATAACATCTTCACAATCACTATTGAAAGCACGAAGGAAAAGCTTTTTCATGTCTTTTATCATTTTATTTCCTTTGCTTTTACTACCATCTACAGTCCATGTCTTTGATCCGGATATAGCTGTGTCATTCTTAATCATGGCTTTTTGTTTAGCGCGAATTTTATCCAAAGCGGATTTATATTCTTCAGATGATACAAAAGTATATCGTGGTGTATATAATCCAAATTCTTGATATGTAATAGCATCTTCAAAGAAAATAGCTTCTTTTTTCTTATCAGAAATGGTATTTTTTAATTGAGATAATTCGATATTTTTATTAACGATTGTTTTTTGCAATTCAGAAATAGTTTTATTGCGGTTTTCTATATCGGCTTCTAATTCTCTAACTTTATTTTGTAAAGAGAAGGCATCTTGTACCTCTGGCGACATTAAATTTTGCAAATCGTCATGTTTTTGTTGTAAAGATTCCAATTCAGCTTTATACTGTTTTCCTTTGAAAATATCGGTAAAACTCATTTCTCATCTCTTCTTTCTTTTTGTATTTTCTATTAAACTACTAACAATCTATATAAACACAAATGTGCTTATATCTTCTTGCATACTGCTAATTGCGGAATAAAGTAAACAATATAATTCCCCACATTTTTACATATTCCGTATTTTTCGCGATAGCAGTTAACCGCTTCTTCTAAAAATTCTTCTGTCACTTCCAAAAATTCAGCAATTTCATATTTTGTACTACAGCCGTTTTCATAGGCTCCAACAAGCTTGGATAAGCCAATCAATTTGTTGTATGCCCAAAGTCTTGCCTGACGTTCCTGTTTTTGTTTGTAAGGTGTGTCAAGTTCTATGATATTTCCAACGGTAGTATAGTGGTGTCCGAGTTCTTCTGCAAGGACACAGGCTTTCTCTGCGGAAGTTCCAAGAGATGTATTAAGAGCTATATTTCCATCGATGTAAATTCCTTTCAGAGATTCTTCCCCAAGATAATAGGAATGTACTTTCACACCATCGAAAAATGCTTCCTGTTCTAATTCTTCAAATTTATTCAGATAAATCTCTCCAATCCATAAAACATTGAATTGATATTGGTTTAATTGTTGTTTTCTTGCTTGATAAATTTTGCAAATGCTTCTATCCGTTTAAGCTGTTCTTCTGTGTATTCGTTTCCGTCGAAATGCGCTGCGCGAGTGTGCATTTCTGATTTCGACGCATCTCTAAAATATTCAGCAGTTACTCCAAGGACATCTGCTATATCTAAGAGCACATCTATGTCAACCTTTTTGTTATTTCTCTGGATAATCGAATAGATTGTAGTCGGAGCAACATTAATTTTTCTGGAAAGCTCCGTAACGGTCATATTGCGTTCTTTTAATAAATCATTTAGCTTATTACCTATTCCCATTGTGTTATCCTCCTATGCTTTGAATATATCACGTTTGCGGTCTTAATTCAACAAAATATTTTGCAAATGCGTAAAAATATGTTGACAAATACGCAAATGAGAGGTATTATATCATAAGAAACACGCAAATGAGTAACTCGAAAGGAGAGTGATAAAAGTGCCTTGTGATAATTTACGTGGAGAAATGGCTAAGAGAAAAATATCAATTGAAAGCGTTGCAGAATTACTTAATATTCACAGAAATAGTGTGGCGAATAAATTAAACGGTGAAAGTGCATTTTCCATCGAACAGGCAATGCTGATTCAAGAAAAATTTTTCCCGGATTTGGAAATTAAATATTTATTTAACAGAGACAGGAGGTGATGTATGTGAAAGTAGAAATTGAAAAAGACCGCTCTCAAGAGAAAACGGTCAAGTGCAGTAATTGCGGAAAACCTGATTGTAGTGATACTGCAAATTATTGTATCAACTGTGGAAATCAGTTAAAAGTTTTAGGAGAAATTAATCCTTCTGCAAAATATCGTGATTCCGATCCACAACAATCGCAGTAGCAAGCATCCTCTGGCAATGGTACAGGATCCCCGTTATTAAGGTCACAGTAATCATTTGTGCAGTAATTTGAATTTAAAGCGAATCCACAGTTTGTGCAAAAATCAGCATCATCATTGTTATTCGGATTTCCACATTTTATGCAAGTCTGCATAATACAAGCTTCCTTTCTTTTATACTCGGCATTGGCAGATGCCTGTATCTAAAGTATAGGAGATTAGTGGAAAAAAGACAATAGTAAAGGTAGGTGAGAACATGTCAGAAAAAGAAAAAGAGATTCTTGCGAGAATCGGAGAAAATTTGAAACACATGGACGATGAGGACAAGGAGATCCTTGTTGAAAAGGCAGACAGTATGGCTTATATGAATCGAAAGTGGAAGAAGAAACTGGGAGAAGATAAGAAAGAAGAGAATACGGTGTAGGAGGTGAGGATATGACTGGCGATAAGTTGAACATTATCTGCTTTGGAATTGTGACAGCTATAGCAGTAGTGTGCGGAACTGTTGAATTCAAAATGAAGTTCCCTGAATGGAAGCTTCTGGTATCGTGGACTACTCTGATGGAAGTTTTAGCGGTTCTCCTTTTAATAAGCAGGCTAATGACTTAGAAATATCTTTAAAAAGCTTAAAGGCATCATCCCAACAGCCAGATTCGAGTTTACTGTTCAAATCGTCTAAGAACGGCCATAAAGATTGCGGAGTATAAGCATATATGTAGAAAAAGCATTCCGCGCATTCTATTTTGTTTGTACCGCTTGGGTGGGAAATGCATTTGCTGACTTTGGAAATAAATTCTTCGATTACAGAAATACGAGCTGCATTATAAGTATCCTCACGTTTTTCCTGTATATCGAGTTTATGGAGCTTTAGCTGATGGCGATTAGTTAAAAGGGTCGTAATTGCTGGACTGAGAATAGAGATTGCTAGAGCAATCCAGGCAGCAGTAGCACTCCAATCAATTTGAGATTTCATAGGTAGTCCTCCTTTCATAAGTACTCGGCATGGAAGTGCCTGTATCTA